AGATCACTTTGCACCACACGACATTGAAGTTACCGAATTTGGAAATGGTAAAACTCGGAGAGAGGTCGCCACGCAATTAGGATTAAGATTTAAAGTTGTTCCAAAAATTCCATTAGAAGATGGAATCCACGCAACAACAATGATGTTACCTAGATGCTGGATTGACGTAGACCATTGCAAAAGTTTAATAGATGCGTTAAGACATTATCACAGGAAGTACATTGATAAAAATAGAATGTTTAGATCAAAACCTGTACATGATTGGAGCAGCCATGCGTGTGATGCCATGAGGTATCTTGCTGTTGGTTTGCAAGAAATTAATACTAGACAATCGGCTCCACAAAGTGTAGCAGATAATAATTACAGGATTTTATAATTATGGGTTCAATATTCAAACCAAAAATGCCACCATTGCCACCACCTGCTCCACCACCGGAAGCACCAAGTGAAGAACTTTCATCAGAAGAAAAAGAAAGAATTGCAAAAGAACAAGCTGCTATAAGAAGAAGAAAAAAAGGTAAAAGTTCAACAATACTAACTGGTCCTATGGGTATACAAGAATCTGAAGAAGATAAGTTAGACAGTTTATTAGGTAAAAAGTAATGTTAGAAAAAATTAAAAAATTATTTAAAAAAAAGCCAAAAGAAGAACCAAAATTTAACAACATGAATGATTTACAAAAAGTTGTAGAGGTTAAGCAAGAAGTTAAACAAGAAGTTAAACAAACATTATCTGAAACAAAATCAGATACTAAATCTGGATTAGGAGGATAAATGTCAAGGGAATCTTATAGAACATCTACTACTTATCAAAAAAGTGTATCACCAGAAAGAGTAAAAACAGCTAGAAAAGAATATGAAGATGCAACGGGAAGATCAAGGCTTGATAATTTAAAAATAAAAAAGGTTCCAGCAGGAGTTCCTTTTTCAGCAATTTTAAATGCTAGTCAAGAATTTAGACAAAAAACTTTAGATAAAAATGTAGATTTTTTTAAAAATGATCCAAGAACAAAAAAAGCAAGAGCAAAATATGGTGTTACTGACGA